TGAGAAACTTCTTCTACTTTCATATTATTATCTGTTCTTTTACTTTTAAACAAGCCCATGTGATCTACAACTACTATCTCAGGTTTCTGAGGGAGCATTTGTATACGTTTCTGCAATTCATGAGCAAAACAGCTACTATAATCTACTGTTAACCAGTCAAAATCTTTACTGATTCCATTAGAATACTGGCTATAATACTCTTTTAATTGCTCTTCGTTCCATTTATTATTTATCATAACAAATCTCATCCACATCTGTCTTGGACTCATTTCCATTTCTAAGAAATATGTATTACGTTTAAAGGTATTAACCCAATTTTGCAATAACATAGTTTTCATAGATTTAGGAGGAGCCTGTATGATAACCACTTCGCCTGGATATACGGGATAATCACCACCATAAGCTGTTCCTATATTAACAGGATTATGATCTCTAGTTAAGAATTCAACAAGTTCTTTTTCCATGCTTGCTGCATCCATAGTGTTTTGTGAAGCCTTAGCTTTGTATAGTCTACAAGTAGATTGGCAATTCTTATCCATCCAAACATCACTACAACCATAGTTATATCCATTACCATTATGACCTTCATAACAATCAGTTACTATTTTATCCATCTCATTTTTGCTGAATGGATGTGACTTAATATCAACTCTTTGTCTCCAGTCTTCCATAATAATTCGAACTACATGTTCTGGATACCTCCATCTTAAGTGTGCGGCTATCCGTAGTGCCAATTGATGTCGAGAGCCTTGTGGGCTGCCATCTAACATCTTCTGTATACATGGATACCATACAGGATCAGGGTTTCTACCTAAAGTTACAGTTTCAAACTTTTTATCACTACCTTTAGTCTTTCTTGACAATACATCAAATACAGGTTCACATTCTAATGTAATCCATTCATAAGTATGTCTTTTACCTGATGCAAGTTTCTGAATTTCTTCAATAGATCCACTTAATTCAGCCTTACTTAATGGTATTTTCCATAATTTAGATTTACTATTTAATGTATTTACTACTCTAATAAGTCTTGTCTTATCTGATACAGATGAATCTGCATATTCGTATATACCTTTAGACATTAATTCTTCCTTTACCTTTAAATGTAAATCAGGACAAGGCTTCCATCTAAATGCTTGACCAGGTATTCCTAAATGAAATCCTGTTCCAGAAAAGTATGGTTGATACGGTATACATAAATCATCTAATAGTATAGTCAAGCCAATAGCTTTCTGTTTTGCATTTTCTGGATTAGTGCCGTCTACATCTAATATAAATTCATCTGGCATATATAATATTCCATCGTAACTAGATAAGCTTTTATTTTTCTTAACATACTCAACAACATGTCCATCATAATCCCATAGTGACATAAAAGTATCTTGAGCCATTCCAGCCCAATTCTCTAATTCAGACACATCTCCAAAATGATGTCTATTTGCTAAGCCAAAAGCATATTCTTTTATCATTTAATCCCTTTTATCCTCCAGAGCTGTTCTTTATTAACTCTATTTAATTTATCAACACTAACTAATTCTTCTTCTCTCATTCTTCTAAATTCTCTAGTATATGTTTCAGTACTACCTAATCTATAGTTAAACCTGCTAAACCAAGCTTGAGATAGATTTTGAATATCATGTGTATAGAATTTAGTATTTTGCATAAATTTCATCTTTAAAAAGTCATAAATATGGTTTCTAACTGTATATCTTTTTTTCTTTGGTAATCCGTACATTGGGTCTCCTCTGGTTATAAAAGAGAGCCTCACATATTCCTTTGCGTATGCAGTGTTGAGCTGTTTACCCGCTATAAACATTAATGACACCTTCGGCCATCACTCTCATACTTCATCGACTTATTTACCCCTTCACCGCCAGACTTATTTGTATGCTGTTGCTCCAGGAGGACCAGTTATTGGCTCTCTTTTAGTTTTTCTTATTTAGAACGGAATATCTTCTGCAGTAACAGTAGATGCAGTCTTTATGCTATCATTAAAAGCTGCTCCTTGCTCTGAGGCAATTTTCTTCTCTACTTGCTTAAAGATACTATTCTTGATACTAGTAACTTGCTCAGGTGTATATGATATATGTTCACCTTCCTGTGTTACAGGAGCAACAGTATCAAATACTCTGCTATACTCATTACCAGTCTTTTGCTCTTTATAGATATAAACTTGAATAGTTTTACCTACAAGATTCTTTGGATCGTCATCATACTGAATTAATGGGTTCTTACCATTAGGGTCCTTCAATACTCCGACAATACCAGCATTGGCATGTTTGAATAAATTAGCAACTTTAAATTCCTCATTAGTAGTTTTATTGAATGTTTCATACACTCTAAAACTCATATTATCAGGATAGTCTTGCATATTTATTTCAATATACCCTTTTTCTGCGTCACCAGTGCCGTAGGTTCCAGTTTCAGCTTTAGATATAGACACTTCGTGCCATCCTTCAGCGAACTTTTCACCTCCACCACCACCTGCTTGCATTGTTTTTATGGCCATCTTTTTCTCCTTACTTATGATTAGTTATTGATTCACCATCATCGTCATATTGAGAAATACCTACCATTGCAGATAGAGCAAATCTACGTGCATATGTTATAGTAGCACCTACACCTTGCGCATCTGGTTTTGTTATAGGCATTTTCAATTTAGATTTTATCCATTGTCCAGAGCTATGTAGCAACATAGTTGTGACATAAAAACTCCCTCTTTCATCTACATCATTGCCTTGTATCACAGATAATCCGTGCTTAGTAAGGTGAGGGAAAGAAGCTTCAATACATGTATGCAAATCAGCATAGTTAGATTTAAAGAAAGGATTAGTAGATTTCTTTTGCGCACCTTTCATTTCTGATTGTGCTTTTGATAGAGCATCTGCTAATTTTTCTATACTATCTGACATCCATTTTTCAGTGCTTATTGGTACGATTTTGGGGGCACTATCCCCTTGTGGAATTTCTTTTTCTTCCATAGATTCTCCTATTTTGAGGGTTTATTTTTTATAATTTCTACGCTGTAAAAGTTCTTGCATTCTAGATTTAACATTGTTTAATAATTTCTCTGATGAATTCTCATTTAGAGCATTAAGATATATTTCCAGATATGTCTTTATTACAGCATCTTCAATTTCAGTATTTGTTGGCATTTCTATCCTTTATTTCGTGGTAAACTCGCCTCTCAATATAAAGATAGATTTTGACACAAACAAGGGAAAAGAGAGCCTTCGTCCACGGGACTTGCCCATGAGGCTACAGCTCTCTTAGACCACGATAGAATCACGCCAGATTCAATTTCTTTTTCCTTGCACCACGTTTTCCTTGTCCGTGATTCATCCAAGATTTTATATAGATATTAGATATCCAGTCTTGTAATGTAGGAATAAACCCTAGGTCTTCCAGTATGTGCTGCTCCGCTATAGATTTCACTGGCACTTTTTTTCCATCGCTATTTTGCAGATATATACCAAAGGTTTTCTCGCATTCTTCTATCCCCTGACTATGATGTCTTAACATTCTATGTCTGATGTCTGGGACATGTGTCTTAGATTCATCAAACCAAGCATGTATAGCATGATAGTCTTCTTCTTTGCCTCCAAATCTAGATTTACTAGACTTACAATGATTAAACGCCTTCAAAACTAATCTCAGCTACAGAATCTTCATACTCGACAGTTCTAACGTTCCATTCGTGATTAACTTCTACTTTATTATTAGCAATATCCCATATCAGATAACCTTGAGAGCCTTCATTGATCTCCCAGCCACCAGGAATTAGTTGAAATAAGGCATCAAATACCATATTTTCAGCTTTATCCCCTAATGTTTTTCTTAATTCAGGACATCCGCCATCTTCATTTCCAGGGAATCCTCCCCATTGATATTTATTATCATTATCAATCATGGCATACATTTCATCACCAGCATCACCATATCCAGAATATTCTATGACTATTCTTTTAATATCTGTACCTTTTCTAAGGCATTGATCTCTCAAGTCTTTCATTCCTTTAAGAGCTTCATTTCTTCTATCTATATTAAGATAATCATACCAATTTCCATATTCACCTATTTCATTTTTACTACCTTCAGAGCCATAATGCGATTTAGGCCAAGATTCTTTAGGTCCAAGTTCTATGTATTTTAATTTTTGCATTAGAATTCTCCTTCTTCTTTGCGGGGAGCTTCATCATTACCACATTGATAATCTTCCCAGTTATTAGGTTCACTTTTACTTTTACTACCCCAAAGGGCTTCCATTCTATCATCCCACAATTTTTGCATAAGCTCAAGATCGTAGATTTTTTTACCATTCTCTTCTCTCCAAAATAATGGAATAACTATATTATTTTTGTAGAAATTGTCTATTTTATCTTGTATTTCATGCAACAATGCATCTCTTTCAAAATCATAATCAAGCATTTTTATACCTCTAATCTTAAAAGAGATTTAGATACTTTCCACCCGCCATCTTCCTCTGAGGTAACCCCTATACTCTTTTGGTTTATTCTATCTATTAATCCATATATTCTCTTCCCACTCTTCTTTCTAAGAAAAGAAACTTTCGCACCTACCTTAAACTCTTTATCTCTACAATAAGTTAGAGTTTTTTGTACTTCTTCTAAATCTTTAAACTCTAGCTTCATTATTGCA